CGTGTAACCCCTTCTGTTACAGAGACAAACGACTATTTTCTTGATGCATTGTAGGCATTTTAGTGTAGAACTGGCTGGGTCAACTCTCACCTCTTATGTCTTCACTCATCATCCTTCCCAACAGTCCCTATTGGATGGCCCGCATGCGGGTCTGGATTTTCTCACAAGACCACCCAGACGGCGGTTTTTGGCGTCAGACTTGTCGTAGCACAAAGATGCTGCACAAGACAACCCCGCGCAAAACGGCCCAGCGGTATGCCGACGAATTGGAGCGGATCGGGCGCGAGCTACGCGACCAGATACCGGACGAGGTGTGGATGAAAGCGAGCGTGGCGGCTCTCATGCGGGCCGCGGGCGTCAAGGGGTCAACACGCCGCACCACATGGGAAAAGGCCGCACAGGGCTATATAGGCGCAAAGACGGCCAAGCCTCGCAGCGTTGACTCCTACCGATCCCACTGCCAGCACTTCGCTGATTTCCTTGGCCAACGGGCGCGGCATGACCTCAAGTCCATAACCCCAGAGGATATAGCGGAGTTCTACCACGCGCTGATTAAGCGCGGGCTGTCGGCTCGCAGCGCCCAGCAGATCACCAAGACCATCCGCGCCGTCTTCACCCGCGCTCTGCACCTCCGCGAGATCGACGCAAATCCAGCGGCACTGTTTCGCATGAGCGAGGATGCCACGCCGTCGGGTCGGAAACCGTTCTCGACCCAAGACATCAGCGCCATCCTTGCCGCCGCGGACGACGAGTGGCGCATCGCCTGCCTCTTCGGGCTGAACTACGGCATGCGCCTTGGAGACGCCATCCATCGCAGCCACGAGGAAATCGAAGGCGACGTCCTCCGGTTCATGCCGGAAAAGAAAAGCCGTCGCGGCAAGGTCGTCGCGGTGCCATTGATCGGGGAGCTAAACAAGTTGCGGGGCCGCGGCAAGATTACGCCCACGCTCGACGCCATGAGCATCACCGTTGCCTCGCGGCACTTCTCGCGCTTACTCGACCGCGCTGGCGTTGCAAGGATCAAGACCAAGAAGAAAGGCGAAGGTCGCGGGATTACGGACAAGACGTTTCATAGCTGGAGACATACGATCAACAGCCTCATGCTCGACGCAGGGGTTGATCAGCGCGTCCGTCAACTCGTCTGCGACCACGACTCGACAAAGGTCAGCAACAACTACACTCATGCTTCGATACAAACTATGGCCGAAGCGATTAGGCGCTCTGTGCCGACGTTAGAACGTAAGGAACCGTCTTCTGATGATACCGATCCATCTCCCCGTAGACGAGGTTGACGAACGACGGCCACTGCTCTTTGGGAATCGTCTGACAGCCAAGGCTTGAGGTAACGCTGGCAGACGTCGAATTGATGCTGCCCCCGCGGTGGATGTTTATGGCCACGCCTTGCGAGCGGCCAAGTTGCCCGTCCCGCGTCACCGGCAACGATTCGCTGGGGTTGGCTGGGCGCAGCGCCGGATAAGGATTGCCGCGGGAAATGCCGTGCTTCCCTTTCCGGTAATGGTGGACGCCTTCGACGAGGGACGCGATGCCCTTACGCCAGAACGACGGGTCGGTGTTGCCGTTGTAGGCGGCGAACGCGGTGGGCGAGATCACCGCTATGCAATCATCCCATATCCCGCGGTCGTTTTTTTTCGGGTCGCCAAGCGTGCGGAGGTAGTAGCCGCGGATGCCCACGATAGCGACAGAGTCTTTGACTCCGTGCTTGCGGGCAATCTCCTCGACGTCCTGCGCGGTGATCCGCGGGCGCGTCTTGGGCGATTTAGCGGGCATCCTGTGCCGCAATTAGACCCCACCCCGCCATTACGCTGGCGACGAGCAGTCCGATATCCGGCAGTGATCCGGTGGCGAGCAGTTCTTTGCCCGCGGTGGCAACCGCCGCGAGAATTGTGAGGACTCCAAGAGCCGTAGTTTTGATGTTATTCATTTGCTTGATGTCGGTTTTGCCAACGGCATGGATACCGTCAGCGAGTTGTTTTTGATGTCCCACCCGAAGCGGACTTCGGAAAGATTGGCGCAGCCGGTAAGGGCCAGCGCGAGAAGGACGAAGAATTTCATGTTTTGACTACACCCGCACGCCCGATAGGGGTCAAGGGTTTGAGGGTTTGGCTTCGTTGGCGGCGGCGACGGGCATGGTCTGCCATGACGATTAAGGGACGGGCAACAGTGTTTGTGCAGCTTCGACCACGACTTCAGCAAAGGTGTGCGGCGGCGGCGTTAGGAAGGTAGCAAGATTGTCGGGATCGACGGCAGCGGTGAACACTATGGCGTTGATCCAGTCGCGGACGGCGCTGGCTTTGGGCGATTGCGCGGCGGCAGCGGTCAGCATTTGCAGAAAGTAGAGAAGCAATGTCGGACGGTTTCCGGCATAGTCGTAGGTCGCCAAATGTGATTCGGCGGCAATAAGTGCGGCGTCGGTTGTCATGTCAGAGGAATAACAAGCACGCGGCTTTGCGACTTAAGCACGCTGGCGGCGGCGTTGCTGCCGTTTTGCGCGAAGCGGAATTTGGCCGTCCCGCTGGTGCTGCTTGTTCGGAAGGCGAAGATGGAAAACACCGGACCAGTTTGCGCGGCACCACGGTTTCCTGCGCGGACTTCGCTCGCACCGACCTGTGCAAGACCGGCCACGGTGTTGGAACCGTTGACAGTGAAGCCGTAGCCAGAGAGCGATGAGCCGCCAACGTAAACGCTTGGGCAGTCCAGAATCATTTGAAAACCGCCAGCGCCGCAATCGACTTGCCACGCACACGCACACAAGTAGGAGGTGTTAGCGGCTGCGGGCCAAGACATGCCGCTGATATCTGCCAGCGTTGCGTTGCTGGTGACGCTCATGTCGCTTGCGGGTGCGAGGGCTACGGCATCTTTGAAGGCACCCAGAAAATTGGACAGGAGCGCGATGGTGCCGGATGTGTCCGGCGCGGTCAGCGTGCGGGTGGTGCCGGTGGAGATGCCAGACAAATCAAACGCCAGTTCCTTGCTGACATCCGCATTGTTTAGGATGCGAAAATTGGCGTCTCGATACAAATCACTGAAAGTTCCGGCATACTTCCAGTCGTCCAAGTTGCCGTTGTTCAGTTCGCGCACCCAGATTCCTGCCGGTTTGCGCGAGATGAAATATACCCCCTCGCCTTTTCTCACAAGGAAGGCGCTGTTCACCGCGGGCGATCCAACCGTCACCGGAAGGTTGCTGTGAAACTCGACGTCGCCGTCGATATAGCTCGTCCCGCCCCCTTCTCCGACAAGGTCGAGTTGGCCGGTGATCGGATTGTAGTCGAAGGTCGCCACGTTTTAAGACCAGTAAGAATCTTCCCAGTCGTCGCCGTTCCAGCGGATGTTCTTGGTGGCAATAATTGTTCCAGTCTTGGTCGCCGGATCGTAGGTCGAGAAGTATTCGATCTTGGTGATCTTTCCGCTTGTGCGAGTCGCCTTCTCCGCAATCGCTCCGGCAGGCTTATCCGCGGACAGCAGCGCAGGCTTACCATCCGGCCCCTGCGCGACAAGGACGACGTTGGAGGCAATCTTGTTCCAGTCTTGAATTTTGACGCTCATACTATTTACGCGAAGGCATGTTGCGGACGATGGAGATCAGCGAAGCGATACCGCAAAGGCATCCCAGCGCCACGCCGGTTAGACGAAGAAAGGCTTCGACATGCGCCATGTAGCTGATGGCCACGCCAGAGAACGAGGCGACCATGCCGGTGACGCCTTTGAGAAACGGCGCGAATGGCGCGTAGTGTTGATCGCTGGGCATCATTGCAAGTATTCGGCTGAAGTGATTGGCCCAAAAAGAGCGCGGCTGTTATTGGCGGCAACCGCAACGGCGCGGGCGTCATTTTTGTAAGCGCGGACGCGGATGCTTCCCCAGTCGCGGTCGTAGACCCAAAGTTGGTTTTTAGCCGGAGGGTAGAGGTAAACGGCGTAAGCATGTCCGCGCTGCTTTTGGCGCTCTTTCCAATGAACAACGAGGACATCCGCCCACACGCCGCTTTTGACTAAACCTTCACGCATTGTGATGGCGGCGGGTAGGCAGGCATTGAGATGCTTCTCAACCTCGCTCTGCGGATTGCGCGGAGTCGAGGTGCAGCCCGTCAAGGCCAATACGCACACAGCCACTACTTTTATGTTAAGCATGATAATACACCAAGTTGGCCAATCCCCAGTTTGCTGAGTATGCAGGCGTCGATGACGATGAATGGGCTATAACACTAAAACCAGAGCCTGCAAAAAAAGATGAATTGAAGGCTGCTGAAGTTGTGAGTGTTGCGCGAAGTGATGGTGCAGATGAGCGCCCTGCACTGAAAACGTAAAACTTGCTGCCAAGTGCTGGGCTTCCTGTTCCGCTCGGCTCCCAGACAAACAACAAATTGCGAATCTCGGCTGTTGTCACAGAAAAAGTTTGCGTTTGTTCGCTTGTTCCATTGTGGACGCCAAGAGTGCAAGTCAAAGTGTTTGAGCCAGAACTTGACGATGCTGTGAATCTCAAGCCTCTGGCCGTCAGCGCACCGCCCTGCTCGTTAAGTTGGCTTCCCCACACGAAAGTTGTCGAAAGACCGTCTGCTGGAAGCGCGGCATAGCATCGAAAAACAAATGGAATGTTTGCAGGAGTTGTATTTGTAGATCCAGTGTCAAACAGAAATTCGTAAACCGAGGCTCTTGCCCAGCCGGAAGCGGTTGACGCGGATTGCTGGCAAGACCATTCTTTTTGCGAATGATTTGGGGTGGAGGCCCAATTTGACCATGTTCCATTGTTGGCAGTGACCAACGAATCGCCCAAACGCAATTGTTGAATCCACAGTTGATTTCTTACCAACTCCTGAACTCTCGCCTGTGAGTCTGGTATCCATTTTTGAAGGCTTTCGTAGTCTGATGTCAGATTGTTTCTAAACGAAACATTTGTCACATTCGTGGTGTTGATAAAACCTTGTGATGAATCAGAGGTCGCAGATGTAAAATCGCGGAAGTTGTTGTTTTGGACATCAAGCCATCCGTTGTTTCCAAAACCAATCGCATTCAGCATGCACTCTCCAACAAGCGTGTTTCCAATGAAGCGACAATTGAACAAGTTGCCGCCGCCATCATGCAAAACGCGCTGCATTTGCGTTCCTGTAACGTGAATAATATTGTCTGCAATAAGCCAGTTGTTGCGCGTTCCGCTGGTATTGAACACATAGTTCAAAGCGTCAAAAACTGTCGCTTCGGCTTTAATAAGGTTATTTGCAATAACAACATTGCTTGCGTTGGTGGCATTTGTGAATAGGGCGCACACCGCGTCCAGAAACGTGTTACCAGAGATGGTCAGATCGTTGCACGAATCGAGTCCTTGATCGCTTATGTTGATGCAATTTTTTATAGAGTTAGCTGGAAAAGTCCCATCCGCTTTACGACATGCCAACGTATTTCCTGTCACTGTGACGCGGTTGGATTGGGCTATTTCAAGCTGCCATTGACGAGATCCGACGATGGTGTTTCCGGTCACTGTGGCAACATCACAGCCGCCGAGTGAAACTCCCATGTATCCGCCCTCAATGGAATTTCCCGAGATGGACACATTGAGGTGACCGCCATAGAGTTCGACGTTTAAATCGCCAGCGTTATGCAGGACATTGTTTGCCATTACAATTCGGCTCAATGGAGGGCAAACCGCACCAGTAGTGGGATGTGGAGCGAAAACGTAGCACTGAATGCCGCGACAGTTTTCACCTCTTATGCCCAAAAACCCGTTGTTTTTAATGATGTTGCCGCTGGCTACGTAGCCCGTCAGTCCCGTGGAATTATTGTCTGAATTTGTTGATCCGAAGGTGATGCCCGAATAGACATTTTCAATCGCGTTGTTGAGAATCCTATGGCCGCCACTTTTCACGCTGCCAACGCCATCCCTTGAAGTCACTGCCGTTCCAGCCGAATTGGTAAATACGCAATTGGAAACGACGGCATTTTGTCCATGCAAGCGAACCATAAATCCGCAATTCGGATTGTCGGTCACAAACAACGAGGTGTAGCTGTCTCCAGACCTCCAAAAACCATCGAAAGAAAGCCCGTCAACAACGGCATTGGATGCCTCAATTGTGAAAAAGTCTGGGCGAACTTTGGTGGTGCAGATGAGCTTTCCGCCAAGTCCCTGCAAACGAATCCCACTTTTTGTTGAGGGAATTACAATCGGATCATCGGCTACAGATGTGTCGATAAGATATGTTCCTTTTGGGAAGACAATGCAGCCGTTTGCTGGACAGGCAGCAATAGCAGCGCGGATGGCTGTCTTGCTGTTGGCAACGCCGGAGGAATCTGCTCCGTAGTCTAAAATATTGATGGAATCAGCAAAGCGGTCGGACAAAAAGCGCGGCGTAGTCGATTCGGTCGCGGTGATCGGGCCGGTCGCGATAGATGGCACGGGTTGCCATGAAGCCGCTTGGCCGCTGCCTCCGGTGACCAGCGCCTGTGTGCCGGACGTTGTTGGATAAGTGGGCAACTGGCGTTCTTGCGTCCAGCCAAGCGCCCCATTGGTGGCTGTAATAATTTGCGTGCCGGTAGGAGGCGTCGGCAATTCGTTTTGTGGGCTGGACTCGCTAAAACGAACAGCGCGGTCAAGGCCGCGGTCAAGCTGCTGGGTGATCTGGGTCAGCTTGTCGAGCGCACGTTCATGGGAAGCCGCGGGAAAGTCGCCGCCTTCGGCGTAGGTGGTGGTCTGGGTGATCGGGACGTCGCGGAAAATGGTCAGCGTGCTGGTCGCGGGAACAGCGACCGCGGTGCGGACTGTGCCGCCGTTTACGTCTCCGGCTCCGGTATGGTTGGTCAGCGTGACCGCGGTTTCGACTCCGGCGCTGGTCTTGGCGATGGCCTTGAGGTGGGCGTTCTCCAAGAAAACAAACGGCACGGCGTAACTCGTCGAGGTCGAGTTATTGCCGGTGTAGGAAATGGAAGATGTGTCGCTCTGAACGGCCATGTTAGTGATTTGACTAAACCTTCGTGGTCATGGTGGCGCAATAGTTTATTCGTCTTCTTGCTCGACGCGCCGGTCTTTCCATCCGCCGTCCATTTTGTCCATAATGTCTGGCAGCATGTGTTCCCAACCCTGCACAAGCGGGCGCACAAGGTTCATAATGACCGCGGGCGCAGCGAGCGGCGGCGTCACCGCAATGGAGCGCGTGATGTTTGTCCACTCTTTGACCAAGGCGTCGGGGTCGTCGAAGTTGAAGGCGTCGTCGAGATTGTTGAAGGCCCGAAAGGCGGTGTCCGCGGTGCGGATGAGCGGGTTCTGCGTGGGCGTAAACCATTGGGCCTCGGTCAAGCGCGACAGCACAAGGTCGCTGACACTGCCCAGCAGGAAGTAGCCTTGGAACGGAGCCAGCAGCAGGGCGCGGGCAAAGCCGCCCATAGACCACAAATCCTCGTCCTCATCGTCGCTGGTCGCATCTCTGAACGCGGTGGCCAGCACATGGGAAACCACGGCCATCATTTCAATGGCCACAATCCGGCGCACATGCGTCTTCCAGTCGCCGCGTCCGGTGGCCAGTCCGCGGACGGAGTCGGAGATGATGGCCATCTTTAATCGCGGATCGGACATGAAGAGGAAAAACGCTTTGGTAAATGCGTTGCCGCTGTTTTCGATGTTGGACTTCTGGCCCATCAGCACTGGTTGTCCGTAGCGGTAGACCATTGCCTCAACGGCATCCTTGGCCACTTGCTCCGCGGAGGTCGGGTCTACGCCGCTGTCGAGCGCGTCTTTGTAGGCGGCTTGGTAAACAATTGCGCCAGAGACAGATAGACCCGCCGAATCAAGGTAGTTCATGGGCATCATGGACATTTCGGCAACCTTGGCCCCGCGCCGGAACATGGAGACAAAACGCTCAAAGAAGAACCGCGTTTCCGCCGTCGCACCGCCCTCCAAGCGCGTCTGAATGATGTCCGTCTTCCAGACCTTGCGGACGTTCTGCATGAGGGCGACCGGATCGGACAAGGCAGACCCGATCTGACGGCTGTCGAGCGCCAAGAAGAAACGCATAAAGTTGTCGGTCTGCATCATCAGCGACTTGAGGTTGTAGCCCAAAAGCGAAACAGACTGACCACCAATGACCGCGCCCAGCATGTTGTTGATCCACGCGATCTCCCTGCCCTTGTTGCCGCCGCGTTGTTCCATCTGGTCGCCCCACATTTCAGCGGTGCGAAGAACGTCCGCGCCCAGACGCTGTCTGATAGACTCGCGGACGTCGGGGTTGGAAAGTAGCGAGCGGTATTCGCGGGTGACTTCGGCAAAAGCGACCCAGTGCGACTGCATGGCAATATGGCTCTGCAAGACGGTCAGCGCGTCTTCGGGCGCGAGCTTGGCGGTGTGGTTGACGCGGGACTTGGCAAAGCTGGGCTGGCCACCGGCTGTCAGCGGCGACCCGTCGAGGCCGACGTCCTTGACCTCCTTGGAAGAAAGATAGCGGGCCGGAGCGTAGTTTCTGACCATTGGCATGTTCATACCAAACATGCGGGCGTAGATCGGGTTGGTCAGCGCGTAGCCGGAACCGTAGATGCGCGACGTCACGCGGAGGATGGCTTGCGCGAACGGGCCGGAGATAAGGTTGTCGAGATCGTCGAAGCTGTCGTCAGTAAAACCGTCGGCACGCATCTTTTCCTGCGCGTCCGATTGCTGCCATGTCAGCCATAGCTGCATGGCCTGTGCGCGGCTCATGGTGAGACGCACTTCCTCCCCGCGGAAGATCACTTGCTTGATCGTGACAAATTCCTTTTTCGTGTCTCGCGGCAACGCGGCCAATTCGTCGGATAACGTCTGGACGTCTTGGTTTGACAAGCTGCCGCGGTCGGCCAACCCGCGCACAATCTTCTTGGCCAGTTCAATGGAAATCTTGGTGTCCTTGACCTTGCGCCCTTCCATTTTGCGGACGGCGTAGGGCTGGTTCTCCTTAAATGCGACCAGCGCCTTGCTGGTTGACATGCCCGCCGCTTTGGCCCCTTGGCGTAGGGCGGCAAGAATACTGCGTGTGTTCTCCAGTTCCAGCTTGGCCTCGTCGATCTGCGCCCGCTGCATTTTCTTGGACAACTCGGCGGCAACCTCGTCGCCAAAAAGGTAAGGAGCAAACTGGTCGAAACTTTTGTGGTCGAGGTCGAAGGCGTTGACCGCTTGCAAAAAGCGTTGCAGCGCGGACTTGTTTTCAAAGCGACCGAAGTCGGTTGGCTTGCCCAAAAACGCAATGACCTTGGCGGCACGCTCGCGGTTCTCTTGGATGCGGGCAGCTTCCTTGATTTGCCACGCCTCGCGCCCCGCCTTGAGTTGCGTCTGCAACCACTCCAGACCGTAAGCCAACGTCTCGGACGGACGACTCTTCAAGTCGCCAAACGTGTTGACGATTGTCCACTCTTCGGAAAGATCGGAAATGCGCTTCTGGCTTTCGGCAATCGCTTCGGGACTGTTGTCTTTTGGCTGGACGCCGGTGATTTGTGCTTCAAGTGCAGTCAGCTTTTCTGCGGTCTTCTCGTCGTCCAGCAGTGACGAGCGGTAAACCATGTCGGCAAACTTCTGCGTTTCCGGCCCCAGCGTGCTGCGCTTGACCCCGCTCTGACCGGATTTGGGACGCGACTTGTCCAGCACATCAAAAATCCGCTCCATGAGGTCGCGCTTGTAGTAACGCTCCAGTTCGCGGTCGATTTTCTTGAGCCGGTCGATAAGGAAGTTGGCGATGGTTTTGTCCCTGCGCTCGTCGGTGGTGTTTGGCACCGTGCTGTAGCCTTCCGGCAGCGCCGTGTTTTTCTGCGCCTGCCCAATATTCTGACCCTCGCGCATCCACGCGCTGATGATTGCGCCCGCGGGGTTCTTGGCCTCGCTGACTTTCTGGTCGCCCTTGTAGACGTCTACCGGCGCAATGCTGGCGAGATTGGTGTAGCCCCCCACCCGCCCGCGGACTTCCGGCGGCAGCACCTTGAGGATGTAGTCGAGGAACCCAAGGTCGTTGAGGATGCGCGTGCGATCAAAATCCTGCGGCAACATGTCGCCGCGCATGGACTGCATGATGGGCTTGTTGCGCTCCAAGGCTGCGGCAAGGCGTTCTTTCAGCGCGGCATACTGCGAGATGCGCTCGGAGGGACTGCGGGCGAGACGATCCATCGCCGCCTGCACGCGGTCGATTTCGGACTGGGTGGAGATGGAGTAACTGCGCGTGACAGATGGAGTCTCGCCATTGGCCCAGCGTTCCAGAAAACCATGCACGCGAGTCCACTTGCCGGACTCCAGCATCATGGCGGTGCCGTTGCCCAAGTCGTCTTCCAAGTCCAAATACGCGCCGTCGGCAGAAGTGACGAGGTCTTTAAGGACGCGCAACTGCGCTGACGTCGGGCGCAACCGGCTCCGCATGGAAATCGTGCCGCTGTTGCCATCGATGCGGACGGCTCCCAAGCGGAGAAAGTCGGCCATGCTGCCCCACGTTTCGGTGTATTCCGGCATACCATCCCATTCGATCTCGCGGTGATCGATGCCGCGGCTGTCGCGGAGATAATCACTCTTGCCGTCAGTCGGACGAAATGCGCTGCCGTCGCGCTTGTAGCCGGAAGCCTGTGAGCGGCCAGAGAAGTCAAGCATGGTGCCGTCGGGCAAAACGTAGCCCGCTTCGTAGATCGAATTTGTGATGCCAAAGCGTTCCTTGGCGCTGGCAAAAATGTCTTCGGCGCTGACGCCGTTGATCGACTTGGCAACGGGCGTGTCCGGCGTAATGGCAACGTCCGCCTTGCGCTGCTCCTGCGCGGCGGCGATGGAGTAGTTGCTTACTGCGCCAGCTTGCGAACCCGCTCCGTCGCCAGCTTGACCGCTTCCTCGCCCACCTTGTCCAGCAACGCCAAGATCGAATCCAAGTTTTCCTCGGATGGCTTGGGCTGCGTAGCCGCTGATGGTGTCGTCGGTGCTTGCATATCGGTATCCTGCCTTTTTGGCATGGTTCAACATAAAGAACCAACGCACTGCTTGCAAGGCAGAAGGCGGCAAATTCAATCCGGTCATTATGTTGAACCATGCCAAAAAGGCAGGA